ATTCTTCATACAAGACTTTTTATAAAGAAATTATCTAATTTATAGGAAATTTAATAATGGGCTGGTTTAAGAAAGCCTTTAAGAAGGTAGCTAAGGTTGCCACTTTTGGTGCTTACCAAGGTGGTGGCTCTGGTGGTGGTGTGGTTGAAGCTCCTATGTCTGCTCCTGAAATTACTCTCAATCAGAAGGATGAGGGTGAAGCTAAAGAGAAGGCTGAGAATGCAAAGCTTAAGGCTCGTAAAGGTAAGAAGGCTTTGAAGATTTCTAAGGACGAAGCACCTGCTACTGGTGTTGGACGTAACATTGTCTGAGGATTGGTAATGGACGGTTGGGATGGCGGAAAACTCTGAACATACTGCAGGTAATATTCCCCTTGAGGGTGCTAAAGTTACCTATGACAAATTAACTACTGATCGAGATCCATATACTCAGAGAGCTGAGAAGTGTGCAACCTATACGATTCCTATGCTTTTCCCTAAGGAATCTGATGATGGTGGTACGAACTATACCACCCCATATAATTCTGTAGGTGCCAGAGGTCTTAACAATCTTGCCTCTAAGCTTCTCTTGGCTCTCCTGCCTCCGAATCAGCCCTTCTTCAGACTTGGGCTTGACTCTGAATCAACCATCATGCTGAATGAATCTGGTGATACCCAGATGAAAGACAATATTGAATATGGTCTTTCACTTATGGAACAGCAGATGGTTAAGTATATGGAGTCTCAGTCTCTTAGACCTACTCTCTTTGAAGCAATCAAGCAGTTGATCATTGCAGGCAATGCTCTCTTGTTCCTCCCTCCTGCTGAGGGTGGCATGAGATGCTACAGCCTTAGAGAGTACGTTGTACAGAGAGACACTATTGGTAATGTCCTTCAGCTTATTGCTAAGGACACCGTAGCTAGAGGCTCACTCCCTGATAACATTCAATCATTGCTCCCTGAAACTGGTGATCAGTCTCTTAATGAGAAGGTGGATATTTATACACATATCTACAGGGTAGCTGAAGGTGAAGGTTATCATTGGGAATCCTATCAGGAAATTTCAGGTGAGACTATTGCAGGTTCCGAACAACAGTATCCTGCAGGTAAGACTCCTTGGATTCCTTTGCGATTCTCCAAGAAGGACGGTGAACATTATGGCCGATCCTTCATTGAGGACTATTTGGGTGACTTGATCTCTCTTGAGAATCTCTCCAAGGCAATCGTAGAGATGTCTATGGTTGCATCTAAGGTTCTCTATTTGGTTTCTCCTGCTTGTCAGACTAACATTAGAGCCTTGGCTAAGGCTGAGAATGGTGCTTTTGTTAGAGGCAGACAGGAAGACGTCATTCCCATGCAGTTGAATAAGAGCATGGACATGTCTACTGTGTTGACTACAGCACAGCAGATTGAATCTCGCTTGTCTTATGCATTCCTTTTGAACTCTGCAGTTCAGAGTGGTGCGGCAGGTAGAGATAGAGTTACTGCAGAAGAGATTAGATACGTTGCAGGTGAGCTTGAGGACACTTTGGGTGGTGTCTATTCACTTTTGTCTCAGGAACTTCAGTATCCTCTTGTTGGATGTGTCTTTAATCAGATGCAGTCTCAGGGGTTGCTCCCTGTGCTTGATGACAGCATTGCTGAGATTGAACCTACGATTATCACTGGTGTTGACGCTCTTGGTAGAGGTCAAGACCTTAACAATCTTGCTCAGGCATTGCAGATCATGCAACAGTTCCCTGAGTTCTTGCAGGCTCTCAATGTAGGCAACTTAGCTACACGTATCTTTGCGGCGGCTCACATTGATGCTACTGGTCTTGTGAAGACCCCTGAAGAACTTCAGGCGGAACAGCAGGCCGCTATGGAACAGTATGCACAACAGCAGGGTATCGATGCTTCTGCACAGATTGCTACTGAGGAAGCTAAATCACAAATGGAATAATAATAAATAATGGAAGACAATACTCAAGTTTATGATGCACCTACGCTTCAGCAGGAAGCTGAGGCTAACAACATTGAAATCATGGAATCTGGTACGGATCAGATTCAGTATGATGACAATTTTGGAGGTGTTCCTCCTGTCAAAACTGAGGGGGAAGAACCTTCCAACAACACCGAAGGTACTACCGAAGAGGGTGAAGGATCTACAGCGAAAGAAGAAGAAGGTGAGAAAGATCTTCAGGAAGAAGTAGACAAGCACAGCAAGGCAGTTAATTCGATTAAGGAAGACCTTAAGAATAAGGGTGTGGATTTCAACAGTGCAGTCAAGGAATATGAAAAGACTGGTTCTCTTTCTGAAGAGACTGTTGAAGCTCTCAATAAGGCAGGTTATCCACCTGAAGTTATTGAAGCCTTTATTGAAGGTCGCATTGCTATGGAGGAACGTTTCACCAACGCTATTTATGAATCCGTTGGCGGTGAAAAGGAATACCGTAGCATTGTTAACTGGGCATCCCAGAATCTAAATAAGAAATCCATTGATGCCTTTAATCGGGCTATCGATAACAACAACATCAATGCAATTACTCTTATGCTTGACGGTATGAAGGCTAAGATGGTTGCTAAGATGGGCACCGCTAATAAGTCTATTCATGGTGGTGCATCAGCTCCTAAGAATTCACCTAAGGGTTACTCTACGAAGACAGAGATGATCAAGGCTATGTCTGATCCTCGCTATGGTCGTGATCCTGAGTACACCCGTATGGTTGAACAACAGATGTGGGCAACTAATATTTAAAACTTTAATAACAACAATCTTTATTTAATTTTTAATAGGAAACTATAAACAAAATGGCCGCTCTTCTTGAAACTGGCATCTCTAATCCTGGTCAGAAGCTTTCTGCAGGTGATCGCGATGCCCTCTTTATGAAGGTCTTTTCGGGTGAAGTTCTGACTGCCTTTGCTCGTAATACTGTGATGATGTCTCGTCATCAGGTTCGAACGATCGATCACGGTTAAGTCTTGCTGTGACTAAAGTTCTTTAACTTCTGGAAAGCTAAGGGGTAAAGCCTAAGCCAATCAGAAGCCAAGCCCTATCGAAAGAAGGGAAGGTTCAACGACTAGTTTTTATAACGTAGGGTATCAAGTGATACTCGAAATGGGAACAACATTTGCGTAAAAATATTAAAGAAGCTCTCGAAAGAGGCTGGAAGATTTGTGCTACTTGTGGACAGAAGAAACCCGTGGAGGACTTCTACATTCGCAAGGATAAGCAAAAGAATGGTGAAGAATACATTAGTATTCGAAACTCGTGTAAAGAATGTGTGAAAGCTAAGGTTCGTCTTAGAGCTACTGGATGGTCTCCTGAAGACTACGAAAGGGCTTGGATCTTGCAAGGTGGTAAATGTGCTATTTGTGGGTGTGAGCTTGGCAGTTCACGCTATACAAAACCTGCGGCAGACCACGACCACAAAACAGGTAAACTACGAGGCATTCTTTGTTCGCAGTGTAATACTGCACTAGGTCTTCTTAAGGACTCTCCTTATAGATTAGAAAGTGCTATCCGATATTTGGAAGAGCATGGGAACAATTGTTAAGATATAGTCTGAACATACGGGAAACCGTATGCTGAATAGGAATATGACAGCACCCTATTCGGAGCATAGAGTAACGTCTATGTGAAACGTGAAGCATTGAAGAGTGCTTCGTTCGCTGTTATGGGTCGTACCCGTGCTAAGTATCTTGCACCGGGTAACTCTCTTGATGATCAGCGTAAGAAGTTTGAACACTCTGAAAAGATCATCGCTATCGATGGTCTTCTTACTGCTGACTGCCTAATCACTGATATTGATGATGCTATGAATCATTATGACGTTCGAGTTGAATACTCACGTCAGCTTGGTGAAGCCCTTGCTCAGTCTGCTGACTGTGCTATTATTAATGAACTTGCCAATATGGCCGCTAAGGAGGCCCCTGAAGCCGAGGAAAATATTCCTGACACTGGTGCTGGTGTCGACAAGGTTAAGGGTACTGGCAAGGCTTTCGAGTTTGAAACGGGTCTTGCTATCTCGCAGTCCGCTGATTATGGCAACAAGATCATTGAAGGTCTCCTTGCCGCTCGTGCCGCCTTTACGAAGAACTACGTTCCGATGGGTGACCGCTACTGCCTCCTGACGCCTGAAGGTTACTCTGCTCTTATTAAGGCTCTTATGCCCGACTCAGCTAACTATCAGGCTCTCTTCGATCCGAACTCTGGCAAGCTCCAGACGATTTGCGGTTTCGAAGTGATTGAAGTTCCGCACCTCCTCAACGATGGTGTTGACGGTAAGCATAAGCTCAATACGAAGTTTACTGCCGCTAAGCTTCAGGGTATTGTGTTCCACCGATCCGCTGTTGGTACGGTGAAGCTGAAGGATCTTGCTATGGAACGTGCTCGCCGAGCTGAATATCAGGCCGATCAGATCATTGCCAAGTACGCGATAAACTAACCTGTCGCGTAATCTTTTCTAAATAACGGGAAACTCTTTATAGACAACCCGATTGAAGCCAAATAACTCATAAAACAGTATAGGTGTATACAAAGATGAGTAAATATAATGAAACTCTAAATAAATATGTTGCAGGTTTCGTAGACGCTGACGGAGCCATTTCTTTCCACTTTAATAAAACTGTAGACGGATTCTTTCGCATAGGTCTTCAGTTTGGAATTACTCAGATTGATAATCGAGGTAGAGGATTTAAGCTCCTCCAAGATCTTAGAGATGCTTACGATGTAGGCAGTGTCATTGATATAAAATCCAAGAATCAAAAGTATTGGAAAGTTGTAGGTAAGAATGACTTAGAGAAGTTCTTGCCACACATCATTAAACATATGGTAATCAAAGGCAAACACTTTCAGAGAATGCTCGAAAAGCGTAGAGAGCTATCTGGAGTAAACCTGACTCAAGAGCAGGTAGACGAATTAAGAAAGTTTGCTAAAGAATCTAGGGCCGATACAGGGCCTACTAGACACAAGAAGAATGCTAGTCCTGCATGGTTGGCAGGGTATATTGATGGTGACGGATATCTTAGGCACTCAGAAAGAGAACATTGGCTTAAGATCCATGTACAAAAATCCGATGTATGTTCTGTAGAGTTGATACAGAGAACTTACGGTGGTAAGATCTACAAGACAACTAAAGAGAACATAAAAGAGTTTCGTTTAAACTTTGGTGCATCATTCTACGGAATTGCTACTAAAGTATTAAAGGCAATCATTCCACATCTAAGACTTAAACGTCATGATGCAGAGATGATCCTTTATTGGCACAAGCAACGACTAAATGAAAAGAACCCTAAGGGGTAAGCGATAGTCTAGCTAACAAATATGTTAGTTTGGGGCCACGGCGGTCTTCGTCCTGAAGCCGTTGGTGTCTTTGTTGAGACGGCTCAGGTCTAATAATGACTCTTGACAGAATCCACGAGGCTTATAGCAATACGTTTTTCTGTCAGTTGAGCAAGTGGGGTAGTGCTCTCTCTTTTGAGGAGGCTAAGGCTCTTGGTCTCCCTATTGACGAACCTAAGGCTCGTGTTAATGGAGAGAAGGCTACCCCCACTAAGAGACCTGCTAGAAAGCCTAAAAACAATAACAATAAGGAAGAGTAATGATTATTACACCTAGTAATGAACTTGATGCTGTAAATGAAATCCTGTCGTCCGTAGGCTCAAGTCCTGTAAACTCACTTGAGGACGACCTTAATGTGGATGTATTGAATGCTAAACGCATCCTTAGTGCAGTTAGCACCGAAGTTCAATCTAGGGGTTATCGCTTCAATACTCTTAATAACGTTTATCTTACGCCCGATTCTGATACTGGGCTTGTGCCTTTTGCCCATGATTATATCAGGGTGTTTTCTTCAGGCTACAAGCTAGTTAACAGATCGGGCTATTTTTTCGACCTTGAGACGGATACCAATGAGTTCCCTGAAGGTCTTACTGTTACAGAACTTGTTAAGAAGCTTCCATTCGAAGAGCTTCCCGTTGTCTTCCGTAAGTACATTACGGTGAAAGCCGCAAGAACCTTTCAGGTAAAGTACCTGACTAGTGCAGATATTGATGCTTCACTTCAGTATGAAGAAGCTACTGCTTATGCAGACATCGTAGACTATGATCTTATGTCTGGTGAGTACAATATCTACAGTGGTGACTCGTTTATCTCTCAACAGATTCAGAGGAGCTAAGGTATGCCTTTGGTTTCTCAAAGTGTACCCTCATTCAAGGGTGGAGTCTCACAACAGCCTGACATTATCAGATTCCCTGATCAGGTTACTGAGCTTATCAACGGTTTCCCTAATGAGGTTGAAGGTCTCCAAAAGAGACCACCCACGATCCACGTTAAGCGTATCTCAGACAAAGTAGACGCCAATAAGAAGAAGTACCACATCATCAACAGAGATGAGGCAGAGCAGTACATCCTTCAGTTAGGTAGTGGTGAGTTCCAAGTGTTTGACCTTAAAGGTAACGCTAGATCTTGCTCTTTTGAAACTGATGAGGATAGGCAATACATTACTGCAGATAACCCAAAGGAATCCCTTAAGGCTGTTACTGTTGCTGACTACACCTTTGTCTTGAACACTGAGAAGGTGGTAGACGCTGTAGAAGGCGAGTCCCCAGCAGGTAAAAAGAATACTGCTCTAGTGTACATCAAGAATGCCCAGTATGCTAAGACTTACGCCATTTATGTTAGAGGTAAGTATATGTGCGGCGTTATTACCCCTGATGGTGGTGAAGCTAAGCAAGCTGTTCAGACTACTACTGCTTTTATTGCAAGAGCATTGTATGCACTTCTTAAGACTGGTAGGAAACCTGACGGTGGTGGACCTGACGTAGGGGGTACCTATGATGACCTGTTGAATCAGGTTGGTGGTAGAACCTCTATGGGTTACTCTAGGTCTAGTGAAAGCATGAGTAACTATAACGTAGACCTAGTCGGTGACTCTGTTATTACGATTCAGTCTAAGTCTGGTTGGGATCCTCCTGATGTTCTCATTAAGGACGGCTTTGGTAACCAGAACGCTATTGCCTACATTGGTAAGGTTACGGCTGTTAATAAGCTCCCTCCGATTGCGCCTGATGGTTACATTATGCAGATCTCTGGGGAAAAGAAATCAGAGGATGACGACTTCTACGTTAAGTGGGATGACAAACATAAGGTGTGGAAGGAAACTGTAGCACCTAAGATTCCCACTAAGATTAACCCTAAGAATATGCCTCATGCCATTGTCAGAGAGTCTGACGGTAGCTTTAAGCTTAAGAAGTTACCTTGGGTAGACCGAGGCTCTGGTAATGAAGACACTAATCCTGATCCGTCTTTTATTGGTCGGCGTATTAATGATATTTTCTTTTATAGAAACAGACTAGGCGTAATTGCGGATGAGTCTATCATTCTTAGTTCAACCAACGACTTCTTTAATTTCTGGTTTAAGTCTTCAGCCGCAATTGCTGACACAGACCCTATTGACGTTTCAGTGTCTTCTAACAAAGTAGCTACACTTACACATGCAGTCCCCTTTGCTAGAGAGCTTATGCTTTTCTCTAGAGAAGGTCAGTTCGTCTTGTCTAGTGATGGTGTCATGACCCCTAAGAGTGTTAAGTGTGACCAAATCACTAACTTTGACTACAATCCTGTGGTTCAGCCTATCAGTGTCGGTCCAAGTATCTTCTTTGTCAACGACAGGGTTAACTATAGCTCTCTCATGAGGTATTACTCATTGCAGGACGTAGCTGACCTTAAGGACGCTGAAGATGTCTCTGCACACGTACCTACATACATCCCTAAGAATGTCACTAGGTTGTCAGGTAATACCACTGAGAATGTTGTTACGCTAGTGAACACAGATAATCCTAATACTGTGTCCTGCTATAAGTTTATCCTGCAGAATGGTGTAAGTGAACAACAGGCTTGGTTTAAGTGGGTATTTGGATATAAAGGTACTGAAGTAGTCCTTGCAGAATTTGTAGGCTCAACTATTTACTTCCTTATTAACTCTCCTAATGGACTGTTCCTTGATAAGGCACAGCTTACTGGCAACACTATTGATTTTCCTGAAGAGCCTGTAAGACTCTTCATGGATAGAAAGATTGAATATAATATTCCTGAGAATGCTAAATACAGCGACTTTGAGGGTTACACGGAGATCTCACTTAAGGATGTCTATGGGTATGCCTCTAAGTGCACAGGTGAATACTCTTATTATGTAGTTGCTAAGGACGGCTCTGTATGGGAGTTTGATGATTGGGACGAAGCTGAAGGTAAGCTTAGACTTTATGGTGACCATAGGGGTCAGAGTGTCTTCATAGGAATGTCCTATTACTTCTATACAGTCTTGTCTAAGCAGAACATTAAGAAGTCTACAGACAGTGGAGGTGTTGCTGCAGAAGACGAAGGTAGACTACAGCTTAGGTATTACTGGTTTAACTACTCTAAGTCTGGTGTCTTTGATTGTCACGTTAATAATGAAATCAAGAACAAGCATTTCAAGTATCAATTCACAGGTAGAAACCTAGGTGAATCCAGAACAAAGCTTGGTGCTAATAACCTGTACACAGGTAAGTTTAAGTTTCCTGTACAGGATGACAACAATGAAGTTGTTATTAGCGTATCCTCAAACAACCCTCAGCCCCTTAACATTATCTCAGGTGGTTGGGAAGGTCTTTACATTAGAAGGAACTCAGCAGTATGACGTTACTACCCCTCACTCCAGAACAGAATAACATCCTTTGTGAAATGGCTAAGTATGCTATTGAACATTGTGATGAGGTAGACATCCCTCTTGAACACTTTATTCATGAAGGTGTTTACTATAGGACTTGTTTTGTCCCTAAGGGTGTTGCTATTATTGGAGCTTTAGTTAAGATCCCTACTACAGTTATCGTTAGTGGTAATTGCTATGTTACCTTAGGTAATACCATCGGGAAACTTGAGGGGTATAACGTTATTAAAGCTGAGGCAGGGCGTAGACAAGCATTCAGGGCTATTACTGATACTTACATCACTATGTGTTTTAGAACTAACTCTAAGGATGTTAAGGAAGCTGAGAAAGAGTTTACTGATGAGTGGATTCTCTTAACAACTAATAGAGAGGAGTTACTAAAGAATGAGTAGTGTAATTGTTGCAGGTGCTGTAATTGGTGGTATCATTGGTGGTGGTTCATCAATTAACAGCATCTCCAAACAGAATAAGCAAAAGACTAAAGCATTCCTAAAGCAGATGGAGTATCTGCAGAGGAACTATAACTACAACCAAGCGGCTCTAGATAGACAGGAGAGATCTAGATACGACTCAGCCCTTGTGGACTTGTTTACTATGTCCCTTAATTCGTATCAGAATAACTCACAGATTGAAGCCGCATTAGCTGAGACTGGTACTGAAGGTAGATCTTCAGAGAAGATCTTACAGACTGTGAGAGGTCAGACAGCTAGACAGCAGACCTCTTATAAGGAAGCTTATCTCAACGATGTGTGGAACATCAGAGGACAGAAGGAAGCTCTCTATATCTCTACTAAGAGTGATGTTGAACAAGCTAAGGAACAGCTCAGTGCATCATACATTCACGGCTCGGAAGCGTTCGGTCAGTTTGTCAATGGTGTTACTATAGGTGCGGCTCTAGGTGCCACTACGGCAGGTGCGGGCAGTGCTATCGGTGGTGCTCTTGGTGGATCTGCAAGCAGTGCCCTAGTCGCTAATGCAGGTGTTGATGCTATCAGTGGTGCCGCTCCTACGGTTACAGCCGCAGGTGGTGCTTCTGCAACTAATGTTATTGCAGGTGCGGGGGGTACGACCGCTCTTGCTTCTAATGTATCCACAGGTACGGCCGCTACTAATGTGGTAACTTCCGCAGGATCTAAGGCAGGCTTCATGGATAGAGTAATTGCTAAATGGGATTCCTATGACAAATATTTAAAGTTCTACAACCAAGTTGCAAACTATGGCTCCGCATTTCAGCAAGCTACTCAACGACGTAGAGGAACCTATTACTAATGGCATATAAAAATTCAGACGGGAATACTTCTATTGCAAATCAGTGGGGTCAGTGGGGATACTTTAACTCTGCTATGACCAAGCTAGGGGAATCCAAAGCTACTGCTCCTACGATCAAACCTCAGAAGACTATTGAAGAAGCTGATGACTGGTTTGGTGCTGTTGGGGCGGCCTTTAAGGGTATTCAGGGTGTCTATGAGGCACGTAAGGAACTAGCTGAAAGTATTGCTGATGAGTACCTTCAGAATCATTCTCTTGAAGAGTACAAGCAACAGATGCTTGAGGGTAAAGTCCCTTTCCAAGACGACCCTCTCGCTATGAGCGCCCTTAAGCAGAAGCATGGTAAGATTCTCTTCAGTAATATTGCTCAGGACTTTCAGGCTCGTGTAGATGTCAATGAGTTCAAGGGCATGACCCCTGAACAGGTTGATGCAGAGTTCTTCAGGTACATGAAGGAACAATCTGCAGGTGCGTCTAAAGCATTTGGTTATGCTGATAATGACTACTTCTTCAACAAAGGTCTTTACTCAGATTCTCCTAATCAGCGTGTTAAGATGATGCTGAGACAGAAGACTGTTGAGGATTCCTATCAGAGAAGTCAGGACTTGATCTCTAGTGCCGCTGAGCTTAGCGCCGTGAGTTCTAGTGAGAATGTCTCTGCAGATCTTCTTGTTGATAAGCTTACAGAACAGACGCTCACTACAGGTGCCCATGAGAAGCCTGATGATACACTTAAGAAGGTGTCTTCTACCTTGGAGATTCTTTCTGCTAATCCTAATGCAAGTCAGACTATTAGAGACCTTAAGGATAGGGAAATCCCCGGCCTTGATGGGGTTACTTTTGGTCAGGTATTAGGCGAAGAAGGTTATAAGAATCTTGTCATTAAGAACGCTAATGTAAGATATGCTTCTGATGCTCAGGCTAAGTTGGACTTCCAGAATGGCCTTGATGTCATGGCTAACAATGGTAAGTCAGCAGAACTACTTGCTCTTAGAAACTCTAAGTTTGAAGAGTCAGGCGGTCTTCTTACTGATGAAGTCAAAGATATTGAGAAGGCTTACGATGCGGCAGTAAAGGTTCAGATAACTAATGCTAAGAAGAATGCGATAGCACTTAAGAAACAGCAGGATGAGCTTTTGAAGACTTCAGCTTCTAGGGCTTATGTACAGGCGGTTGCTAGAGGTGAACCTGTAGTTTCTAAGGATGTTGCAGATCTTACTAACAAGGATATTGATACAGCCTATCAGTACCTTGTGGATACTGGAGCTCTTACATTCAAAGATCAGCTAGCTATTGCTAAGAACCCCCATCTTCAGTTTAATGATAATCCTGCTAGAAAGTACTTTACCAATCAGGCTAATGATGCACTTAACTGGCTCAATAACTCTACTAAAGAGTTCATGACCAGTAAGACTTTCCCTAAGGAAGTTAAGGACTCTGTGAACACTCTTATTGAAGTGTATAAAGCAGACCCCTCTAACTTCAGTAGCATTATTGGATCTAGTGCAGATAAGAACCTAGAAGATGCTAGAGCGTTGGCTCTAATGTTAGGCTCAGGCAGACCTATTGAAGACATCATTAGAGGAAAGGCTGAGATTCAGAAGCTCAAGGATGAAGGTAATACTAAGGAAATCACTAAGATCAGAAACAAAGCTATTAAGGCTATTCAAGATCCTATGCTAGGTGACTCTAAGGATATTGACTACAATGGTAAAGCCTTTGTTACTACCTTAACGTTTGCTTTTAGAAGTATGGGTGAGACTGATGAAAATGCTGTAGCTTTAGCTGAAGCTGAATACAATAAGTCCTTTAAGAACCTTATGGGTACTTCAGTACCATCTTCATTCTTTACTGGTTGGAGTGGTATTACTATTCCTGAAAAAGAACTCCTTAATAGAATCAAGAAGGAGATTCCTGATAAGTACCTCACTGATGTTGACAAGAACGTTACATTGAGTTTTGATAACTCTAGTAGAGTTCTTACTGTGGCTGACCGTGCAGGTAACTCTATCTTCTCAATGAATCAAGCTGAAGCTTCAAACCTTGTTGAAAGCATTGGTGATGAAATCTACAATAGGGTTAAAAGACAGGAAATGCTTCAGGAACAGTTCACAGGTCTCATCTTTGGTGGCGATCAACAATACAACGATAAATAAGAGGAATAAAAGTGGCAGATATTACTTCACAGTTTGATGATCTTATTTTGCAGTCTGCTACTAAGTACGGGCTAGATCCTGATAGATTTCGTAGACAGATCTTTCAGGAATCTAGCTTCAGACCTGATGCAGTATCTAAGGCTAATTGTGTAGGTCTTGGACAGATCAACCCTAAGACTGCAAAACGTTATGGTATTGATCCTAATACCCTTACAGACCCTTCAGTGAACCTTGATCTCTCTGCTAGGATCATGAAGGATAACTTGGTGATGACCAAGGGTGACTATAATGGTGCACTAGCTATGTACAATGGTGGTACTAAAGCTAGAATTGCATACATGGAAGGTCGCTATGAGGATCTCCCTAAGGAGACCTACAACTACATTAGCAATCTTGGTGATGACAATAAGTTTGCTAAGAAAGCTCCTCCTCAGAAGACTCCTGAGCAGATTACTGAGGCAGAATCAGAAGCTAG